CTCGTCGTTGAGGAACGTCGGGGTAACTGTCGCCGAAGAGGTAACGCTCTGGATACGAGGCGCGCGTTCGCCCTGCACGAAAGCCGTCGTGGCCACCTGCGTCGTGCTGGTCAGCGCAGCAGCCGTTGGAGCCGTTGGTGTACCAGTCAATGCCGGAGACGCCAGAGGCGCATAGGTCGAAGTCGCTGACGCCTGCGTCAGGTACGTCGCCGAAGCATTGGCAATCGTCAGGTACGAGGACGCAGCGTTGGCGCTGGTCAGGTAGCTGGTCAGGTTCGCCTTCACGTACGCGGTCGTGGCGATCTTGGTCGTGTCGTCAGCCGTGGCCGGTGTCGGCGCAGCCGGGGTGCCGGTGAACGTCGGGCTGGCGAGGTTGGCCTTGAACGAGATGACAGACTGGACGAACCCGGTGCTGGCGATCTGGGTGCTGTTGGTGCCGTCAGCAGCCGTGGGAGCGGTTGGGACGCCAGTCAGCGCAGGGCTGGCCAGCGGGGCCTTCAGGTCCAGCGCCGTCTGCGTGGCCGTGGAGATCGGCAGGTTAGCTGGCGAGAGGTTGCTGACATTCTCCAGCGCCAGCAGTGTCTTGGCCTGTGCTACCGTCAGCGCAATCGGCGTGGCCGCACCCCCGGTGTTGTTGCCGATGAAGCTGTTGGCCGCGAGGTTGGACATCTTGCCCAGCGAGACCACGCCATTGTCGAGGGTCCACACACCGGATGCGACGGTGATGTCACCCTTGTCGCCGTCCGCTACGCCGCCGCCAGCTATGACGGTTTCGATCTTGTCGTAGATCGCGTTCTTGGTGGCCACGCCAAGCGACCCATTCCAGCCAGCGCCATAGGCGTCATCGGGGACAGTCGCCCCGCCATCGAGCGCGACGGCACCGGCAAAGCTCTGGGCACCAGTGAAGGCGTTACCTCCAGCGAGATTGGACTTGGTGGCCAGTGACGCAGTAGTGGCCGCAGAAAGGGTCTCGATCTGGTCGTACACCGCGTTCTTGGATGGAGCGACGGTGGTCACCCCGTTCCAGCCGACGCCGTACGCAGTATCCGAGACGCTGCCCGCAGCAGTCACGGCAGCGGTGACAAAAGCTGTCGTGGCCAACTGGGTGGTGTTCGTGCCCGGCGCAGCAGTGGGAGCCAGCGGAGTTCCCGTGAACGTCGGCGAGGCCAGCAGCGCGTATGACGCTGCGCTCTCCGTGGCCATGGTGCCAAGACCCAGCAGGCCGCGAGCAGCCGTCGCGTTCGCGCTCTCGATCAGCGACACGCCGAAGGTGGTCAGAGCGTCGAGCGTCACGCCATTGCAGGTAATCGTGTCGGCATCGAGATTGCCGTTGACGACGATGTTGCCAGCCAACGCGATCTTGGCGGCGACGCCCGCCGGGGAAATGTCGGCGAAGGCCATGGCCAAACGGAAGGCGGCCCCGTCGTAGGTCATGTCCAGAACCTGACCCGCAGCGATGTCGCCAGCCTGCAACGGTGTACCGTCAGCGCGCACGATCTGCTTCACGCCCAGACCAGAGACGTTCACCGTGGAAGCGCCAGTGTTGGCGTTGATGGCCTGAACCACGATGTGGAGGCCGGTGTTGTACGCCGTGATCGGGATGGTCGGATTGGCGATGTAGGCGTTGGCCAGCCCGGTATCCGTGGCGTAGGTCAGCCGGTCCTCGGTGATGTACTGAGGAGGCGGCAACAGGTCGAAGCCTGCGGCCACGCCTTGGAAGCGCGCATTCACGTCCGCCGCTCTGGCCACGGTGTTGGCGGTCAGCGGAGTGTAGGTGAAGTAGTCGCTCATCTGATCGCTCCCCTTACCGTGTACGACAGGGTGATGCCCTGTAGCGTGTGCGGCTCTTCGTCCGCTTGTTCCCCTCCCAGCAGCAATGACATATTCTTGCCCAGCGCGTCGAGATAGGCGACAGCTTCTCCGTCAACTGGTGCTGACCAGTAGAACTGATCCCAGTTGACGGACCCCCAGAAGCCACCCCCTCCGAAGCCGAGCAGTTCCTGCTCAGCGATGACAGGCTCTTCCGGGTCGGCGTTGTCCACCTCCCCGGCCAAGCTCAAACTGATAGTCGAGGCGGCGTCATACTCCAGTGCCACCTTGTGCCACCTCTTGGTGAGGTTCGGGCCACCCATGTGGTTGAACGGCAGGCGCAGGTAATAGGCCACGGCATTGCCATCGAAGCTGCGGCCCTTGTCCATCTGATAGACCATGCCGTTGGTTGAGCCGAACCAGATTTTCTCAATGTTATCAGTGGTTTCCACCGACACGGCGCAGGTCACCGGAAGGCCGAGGTCGATCAGCATGACCTCTGGCTGCTTCTTGCCCAAGTACACGCTGACGCCAAGGCCATCGGCCCAGAACACCCGGTACAGGTCGCGTGTACGTACGCGGATGCTGGCCACGGGAGTGTTGCCTGCGGCCAGACGGGACTTGAGCAGCGGCCCAATCGTCTGGGTCATCGTGCCGATGGTGAAGTTGCCGAAGGCCGGAGTGGTGTCCAGAGCGCGGATACCACGGTTGTCCATGTAGATGATCGGGCCGATCTTCTCGGCTGTGAACGGCAGAGCGCCAGCTTCGTTGGTCAGCGTCTCAAGCTGCCAGTCGGTGGCATCGTTGCCGTACAGGACGTTGATGCTGTTCTTGGCCATGATGACCAGATTGGACGGGGCCGACGGCATGAGGTCGGTGACCTCGTCGCCGACAGCGATCTCGGCAGCGCCAGTGAGTGGGTTCCAGACCAGCGGGTCGCCGATGCTGCTGTGCTGCACTGAGCCACCGGCAAAGGCGAAGAAGAGGTGGCGCTTGTGGGCGGCCAACTTGATCGGAACGTCAGGCGTCATGGTGGTGTCGATCAGGACCACCGTCGCTCCGTCGAACTGGAAACCCTTACCGACGCCGTTGATGCCGTACATCTTGAGGCCCGCGCTGGCCCCGATGAAATTGTAGTTTATGAATTCGTACGATCCCCCGGCGGGAAAGACAGCACTGACCAAGCTCCAGCCCCCGGCTGTGGCCACGTACATACAGCCAGCAGTCGCCGCTTCATTATCTCGGAAAGCGTAGGTATTTCCATTGTAATACCAGACACCGCGTATTGGCCCAGACCCCGGAACCGTGGTGATGGCAAGACGGGCGGCCTCTCGGTCGATGGCTCCCTGCACAATATCAGAAGCGGCGTCGTACGCGTCTGTAGGACTGAGTTTTCCATCGTACCTCTCATAGCCACTGATGCGACGGTAACCCGTCATATCGCTCTCGTAATTGGTGGCCGCCCTCGCGGTTCCGGGGCGAGCAACAATGGCTGGGGTGACAATGTCGAGGCCACCGCCGAGGGGAAAATACTTTACCTGCTGGGTCACGGCACCACGACCTCCGGCAACTGGTCCATCTCCAGTTGGTGCCGGAGGGTGGCCATCTCCTGAGTGGGGAACTGGCTTTCTTGGTACGCGCCATCGTGGATCAGCAGCATCCTGTGCGCCTCCCACACGATGAGGTCATGAAACCGGGCGGGCATCTCGGGGATGTCGCTGTTGGCCACGAGAAGCTGTGGCCCTTTCTGGTACTGGCCACGGATCGTGAACGCCGTGTCGGGTACAGACCCGAAGGCTAGTTCGTTCTTGGGTGTGACCGCCCATTCAGTCGGACGGTTCCAGTACACTGAGGACTGGTCGCCACGGCCATAGCGTTCACGCCATACGCGGTAGTCGATCTCGTCCAACTCTCCCTCGTCCGCCAGACCAATCAGCGGATCGCGCAGGCTCATGGGCTTGTAGCCATCCCAGTCGTCGCGGACCCAGTTGGAGAAGCGGGTGAGGTTGAACGACAGCGGCGTGTAGATGGCCGTGCCGGGAATGAGGCTGACCTCGAACTCGTCGATCAGCCAGCCCCAATCCCTGCGGCTGTTCTGGATATTGTTGTAGGCTTTCTGCACCCAGTTGACCATCTTCTCGATCCGCCCAGTCTGGGCTTCAACAGAGGTGATGGACGTGACGGAAATCGAGCCGTCCTGTCTGGCGAGGTCCTTAACAAGTTCCAGAAACGTGGCCATTACGGAACGAAGACCGCGTCAGTCTGCTTGTGCCACTGCTCGATCTCTTCCTGCGGCGGCATCCGCTCGATGTTGAACGGCGTATTCAGGACGACCTGTTCGCGCTGTTCCCCATCGGTGGTGTGGGTGATGATGTGACGCTCAGCGTTCTTGAGCGCCAAGTACACTCGGTACGGAATGGTGATGCTCTCACCGCGCTTGAGCAACCAGACGACGCCGTTGACGCCGACTTCCTTGTGGCGGTTGACCACGACACCGTCACGCTCTTCAGCGTGGAGGGTGAGAGTGACCTTCGGGTCATCGCGGCCATAGGAGCCAACGAGGCCACCGCTCTGGGTGGCTGCGTCAACCTTGGGCGGCTTCGAGCCGGTCTGGTCTGCGTCTTCAACGGGGCCTGTGGCCACGAAGATGGATGTGCCCTCGATGCTTGCACGGACTTTGGCCATCACCTCGCCGTCGGACACGTCGTCCACGGGGATACCCAAGAAGGACGCGGCGTAAGCGCGCACCTGATCGGGGGTGGCTTCGTCGATGCTGATCGGTTCAAATTTCTGGCTCATGGGGGGTCCCTTCAAAAAGGTGGGGCTGACCGAGTGGCCAGCCCCGAGGTGGTTACTTGGCCTTCTTATTGCTCTTGGCCGTCGGGACGCTGGCGGCGTCAGTGCCACCCTCGCCTTCGCCAGCCTTCTCGGCAACCGGAGCGTCGGCCTTGGTCTGCCGCTCGGCAGCCACGCGGATGTCCGACACCTCTGCATCTTCGGCGATGCTCGGGCTGGACCCCTTGCCGGTCGAGTTACGCAGCCCGCCAGCGGCGGTCACGTCACCCGGCTGGTCACCCGCAGGTGACAAGCGGCCCGCTTCGTTGAGCGAGCGCGGCGCAGTTGCCGGAGCAACCACGTCATTGGGACCCAAAGCTACTGGGGCCAGCACGTCCACGGACCCCTCCTTGGACGCGCTGGACCCCTTGGACTTCCCCTCGACTTCGTCGAAAGCGACGCCCAATCCTTCGAGATGTTCGACCATCTCATCTTCGACTTCCAACTCGGTGTTGAGCGGGATGTCGTAGAACCGTCCATTGATGCCGGTGCGGAAGGTCCGACCCTGACGGCTATCTGTGACTTTGATACGTGCCATTTGCCTGTCCTTTCATCTGAGAGGCTGGGAGCGGTTAAACTCCCAGCCTACCCATTACGCTGCGCCGGGGCCGTTCTGGATGGCGACATAGCGGTACACCGAGGCGGCGACACTAAGCCCCGCGCCGACGGTGAACCCCTGCCCCGCCTCAGCCGCCGTACCCGCGAAGGCAGTGACGCCGTTCGGGGCCGCGCGGATGGCTGCGGTTCCAGTGGAGGTGAGCGAGGTGGCGGCAGTCATGCCGTTAAACCACTCGTCCACTGCTGGGGTCGTGATGCAGACGATGCTCACGTAATCGGGGACGAACCCGACGGATACGTTAATCGCCGCGCCAGTGCCGGTGTAGCTGCCGACTTTTGTGATAGTGGCCATTTTGAAGTCTCCTTTACCTAAGTGCCTTAGAGGGCGGTCGCGGCGACTTCGAGGCGAGCCATCCACATCTCGTTGAGAATGGAAGCTGCAAAGTAGGTCTTCCACGAGACGTAGTTGCGCTGCGCCATCGGGTCACTGTCCGTCGGCTTGGCATTGACGACCATCGGCGTGATGGCCTCCGACCCCTTCAGCGGGATGGAAGCGAACGCATCCTGCCCAAAGTAGAGGATGGGATAAACGTCGGCGCTGGTGCCGTCCGTCGATACCATGGTCGTACCCGAACCGGCCTTCGCACCGCCCGCCGAAGCGAACGATCCAAGGTCAGGCGACAGCACATAGCGGACGCTATCGACAGAGCCGATCTCGTACTCGCTGATGGTCTGACGGGTGCCGTACTTCGCCGTTGGGACGAAGCCGACGAGGCCACGGATGTCGTGTTCGAGGTCCGTGTGGGCCACGGCCACGAAAGCGGCTTCGACCGCCGACACACCGTACGCTGGGCTGGACGACAGCATACGAGTGATCTTGCGCGCCTTCTGGGCGTTGAGACCACGGGTAACTGCCCGCTGCTTGGCGAGAGTGATCGGGGTGTTGACCGCCGGACGAGAGGCACCATTCGCGTAGAACACGTTGGTACCGGCACGGAGGATGCCGAACAGGACGGCTTCGATGGTCGAAGCAGCCTGCTCACCAGCCAGCATCGAAGCGGTCTGGAGGACCGGGTCTTCCGACATATCAACCACCCGGTCGGTGATCTCAATCG